TGCTTTTCTCTAAGTGATCACTCACCCTTTTCACGGTTCTTGGCTTTCCATGCTGTAGCGTAAGCGATTGACTTTTCCTTGGCGGTTAGACCGTTCTTAGAAAATTTGTCTTTGATGTGCTTGACCATTCTTTCATACTTAGCACCTGGAGGAGCCTTTTCATCAATCTGTTCTTCTTTGACTGGCACACAATTAGGAACAGGCTTGCCTGCCTTCTTCTTCATACCAACCATTTCATAACCCTTCCAACATGGACCTTTTTCTTCTTCCATGTAAGGAGTCTTAGGCATAGAAGCATTGACTTTGGCCTTGCCTTTCATCTTCTTATCAGCAAGTTTAATGCCTGCTTCACGGGTCTTTTCGCTTCGCTCGGCTCTTTTCTTGTCATCAGAAGTGGCCGCAGGATATTGACCTGGATTCTTCTTGAAATGCTTGATATCACCAACTTCTTGTTCAGCACCACGACGATATCTTACAAGTTTGCCAAGTGAAACTTCGTTTAGATCCTTTTCAGAGGTAGCAACAGCTTCCTTGTTACCCTTCTTCTTTTCATCGGAAGTGATATCATGCATTGGCTCTTTTGGTGCCATTGCCTTAGCTGCCATCTGACGAACTTCGGCTTCCTCTGACATGGTGATTTCAGCCATGTCTAGTAGCTTGTCTAGTTCATCCTTATCAACTAGTCTAGCAGTAACACGGAACATACCACCAACAACTGGCTTAGCATATGTAATGCCCATTGGTGATAGAATGCCATACTGCAAGAATAGGTAATGAGTTGATGGAACTTCATTGACAAACTCACCAGAGTCGGTCATACCCATCTTGTGACCAAACTGCTTAACCTCGAATACCTCAACGCCCTTATCACCTTCAAGGAATCTCTTAGGTAGAACGATGTGGTACTGTGCAAGTAGCTTTGAAAGTCTATTGAACACAACATAAGGAGTTACCGCTGGTTGTGAAACCACACCAGCGATAGCAGCGTTAATAGCAGCACGAACGGCCGGCTTACTGATATCGAGGCCGCCATCAGCCACTTGGACTGTTGGCAGAACCTCTTCTTTTAGAAAGTCACGAAAGTTTTTCATTTAGTGACTCCTTAGACTACGTAGCTGATTGTAGCGTTGCTTGAGTAGACTGTATTGCCACCAGCGGTCATGATCATTACACGGAACACATTGCCGTTTGCAAGAGCATTGTTGGCAGTGAATGTTGGTGATGTATTGTTGGTATATGTGCCGGCCACGTTTGCAACGTTTGCCCAACCATTGTCGTTCTTCTGCCAGAAATACTGTAGAGTACCACCAGTTGGAACAGTGGTAGCCGCAACAGTAAAGTTGACGTTTGATCTGGTTGATAGTAGGCTGCTTGAAGCATTTGATGAAATGACGATAGCAAAATCTGGGAAGTATGTATCATCGGAAGCATCGCTCTTTGATGAACCCATAGCTACAAGTGTTTCATACCATACACGACCAGCCTTTAGACCACGGCCTTCGTGACGAAGAACCCAGCCAGCATGTTGTGGATGTGCGCCGCCTGGTGCTGCCTGTGCGGCACGCATTTCAGCGGTGTTAGCAAAGAACTGACCAACAACAACGTTACCTGCACCCTTGGCGCTCTTTACAACTGTGTTAGCGGTTGTGTTATTGAATAGCAAGTCACGGCCGGTTGTGTTAGAAGCGGCATGATTAACCTGCATTAGCACGCCAATGTCTGAATTGGCAGCGTTATCGTAATTACCCCATAGTGGCATTTTAGTTTTCCTTCTTAGTTATAAGTTTGGCCGATAGCGTCCGGCTTAACGGGATCAATCACTACGATATCACCCCTACGTTTCTTTTCATCTTGTGCTTTTTGAATGGCTCGCTGTGTGCCATCCTTTACTTCTTCATTCACATTATATCGTCCCGGTGTTAGATTTTGATTGCCTCTCGCATTGCGAGAGGCTTGTCTATCATTCGGGACCAATTTGTTAGGTCCAAAAACACTCTTAATGTTTGGTCTATGTACCATTATACGATCCTGTATTTATTGTCACCAACTTGGACATGTTCTTTTAGTGCTTTTGGTGTAGTCTTAGATAGTGTAGCGGCATTGTCTGGTCCTGTTGAACCGTCTGTGCCTGAACCATCACCAGGTGTTCTACCAGATTTCTTTGTGAATGTTGGGTCATCAACAGTTGAACCTGGTGTTACTTCACCTTCTTTAATAGGCTTATTCTTTGCCATGTTTGGTGGCTGATCACTCATCTTAGGTAGTGAACCCTGAGGAGCAGCAGGCTCAAATGTTTTCATCATAGGAGCAGGTGCTGATGAAGCCGAAGGTGCTGGCGTAGCAGCCGGTGTTGGTGCCGGCGCTGGTGTAGCAGCAGGCTTAGATGGTTCTGATGTTGAAGATTTACCACTACCATAGAAGCCCTTGGCAATCTTGGTTAGATTATCACCCTTCTGAACGGTATATTTGTCGCCAGCACCTAGATCAAGTTTCTGACCTGTATAGATTTTATTGACATCTTTAATCTTGTTTGTCTTAGCAATGTCAGAGATAGCAGCATTTAATCCTACACCAGATGACTTAGCTGGTGCTGCGGCCACTGGTGCCGCTGGCTTAGCACTAGCAAACTTAGTAGCATCAGGACCAACAGTTGGTGTTTTCTGGAATGTTGTTGGTGCGCCTGATGTTGCTTTTGTCAATGTAGGACTTCCAGCAGTAGGACCTAACTTAGGATTCATAGCTGGCATTTTCTGTGAAATACCAACTTTCTCCGCAGCGGCCGCCGAAGGACCAACCTTAGGTGCGCCTTGTGCTGCTATGTTAACTGAACCGATTTTTGGATTAGGTGTTGGATTTGTACCGACAAGATTACCGATACCTCTACCTATACTTTTACCAATGTCAGTTTTCGTAGCAAGGTCCTTGGCAGCAAGAGAAGCAGCCGTTCCAACAGAAGCACCAACTCCTATTGGTCCAGCGTATGGTGCTGCCGCTCTGGCGCCGGCGGCGACAACTGGTGCGGCTTTAGTTACAGCACCTTTAACAACATTCTTGACGGCAGAATAGGCTCTACTTGCCATACTCTTTTTACCACCAGGATAGATAGTGCCATCTCTAGTGATACCAAAGTCTAGTTTAGGTGCTTCTTGTTCTGTTACCGACTTACCAGTTGCCTGTGCGCCTAGAAAGACTGGTCTTCCTTCATGTGCTTGGCGGCAAGTTTGGAAATAATAGATTCCATCATTGCTTCGTTAGCTTGAACCTTAGCACGACCTGTTAGTTTATTAACAGCCATGTTGACACCCTTTTCACGCTTGAAGGAATCACGATTATGCTTACGGGCTGTTTCAACGTCCTGCTTTGTTCTTTTCTTTGTAGCAAGTTCCTTGCCATATACTTTACCAGACTGGAAAGAAGATTCAGAACGCTTGTAATCGGCGTGCTTGATATACTTACCAGCTAATTCTTTTGAAATCTCGTCAATCTGTGCTTCCTTAATAGGAGAAACAGCAGCCTTAGCGTTTGACATGCGCTGTGAAGTTGGGTTGCCAGCAGTTAGTGAAGATGCTGCACCTGGATATGACTTTGGTGTTGATGGATCTTCCTTAGGTGCGGATCTTCTAACATCGCTTGAACCTTGAACAGATGGGTCCTTAGGATCCACCATACCTTCTTCCATCTTCTTTGCTCTCTTATCACGGAGTCTGGATGCTTCCATACTACGAAGATCGGCAATGGCGTGTTCCTTTTTGCGGGAACCAACAACATCATCACCAGACTTATCAGTTGCGGCCCATTTGGTATGGCCGGTCAACTTACCTGATGAATCCATATGCTGGTATGGTGAAACCTTGCCTATTTCTCTTCCACGATAACTAACATGGGCACCCTTCTTGGTATTCTTTGTAGTAATACCTGTCATTGTGCCTTCTTCCATCTTTTTCTTGCCGCCCATCTGATCTTTACCTAGACGACCAGCGACAACATCACCACGGGTTACTTTGTCATATGGAGGATAGTTGTTAGCTAAATTACCATCGTTTGGTTTCTTGGCTTCGTCCATCTTCTTTTCTTTGGCGTCATGCTTCTTATCGGCAGCAGAACGTTCCCACTGTTTCATGGTCATGCCATGCTTCTTAGCAAGTTTGGCATCTTCGTCTCTATCTTCCTTAGAGCCTTCCCAGCCTTCTCTTGTTAGTTCACGAGCGGTTCTCTTTGGTGACTGACCTGGGAAGCCACCCATCTTTTTGATGTGCTCCATGCCAGTCTTTTCTTCATGCTCTTTCTTCTTTTCTTTATTCTCTTTATTGCCTTCCTTGAGAGCCTTGTAGGTTTCTTCAATACGGGCATCGTAGGCAGCAAGGTTTTCACGAACGACTGCATTGCGTGAATAGACACCAAACTCCTCATTGACCATAGCAACGGCAGCACGGCGGGTTTCGCCGTCAGCCTGGGCGGTCTTGACAGCCTCTAGTAGAGGGTCCTTCTTTAGAAATGGGTTATTAAACATTTTTGGTTCCTTTTTGATTAAATTAGGATTGATTCTTGGTATTTAGCTTTTTCTTAGGCTTCATGATAGCCATTTTCTCAAACTCTGCGTTAATATCAGGTCTTGCATCATCAGCCGCATTTCCAGCATTAGGTGTAGCACCTGTAAAGCCAGCGGACGCCGAGGAGTCCCATAGGCCTTCATTGCGTAGTTTCTCAGCAGTTTCTTTAATCTTTTGTTCCGCTAGTTTTCCATACTTTGCTTTGAATCTCTTACGAGTTTCTTCTTTCATCATCCAACGGTCAATAGCTGACCACTGGCCAACTGGTTCACCTGGCATGAATACATTCTGGTCACTGGTGATATCACCAACGAATGATGGATTCTTGGCAGAGGTATAGGTAGCACCGAGTCTGTCACCAAACTTGGGTAGATTTCCGAATACCTTGACCTTTGGCTGCTTAGGCTGATAGTAACCCATAGGCATATTGCCGCCAGGGAACTGGCCTGGTGTATCGTTCTTATATCGATCGGTGAGTTTAGAGGTGCCCCAGTTACCAGCACCACCGACTGGGTTGTTCTTTGGTTGTGGTGAGAAGTCGGAGAAGCCTTCTATCATACGTTCAAACTTCTTATCGACTGGTGCTAGAACAAACTGACGGATATCCTCTGATACCATCTCAACCAGCTTATTGTGTGTTTCTTGAATGACCTCTAGTGACTGATTAAGGTCTAGATCATTCTGAACCACGATGACCTTCTCGAATAGATCATCATAACGGTCTAGTGTATCCTGTGCGTTCTTCCACTTGGTGAAACGGACAGCCTCATTGATTACACGACCACCCTTGTCGGCTCTAGCTTCATTGCGCTGCTTAGAAACATCATTGCTGGTATTTACGAATACCATGATTGTCTCATAGCCAGCTTTCTCTAGGTCTTCCTTGATGAAACGAATACGCTCATAGTTGGCAGTACCATTGACCACCACTAGATTATCTGAAGGTGTATCATATGTGTCGGATGATATTTCAGTAAAGCCGTGGGGTAGAATAGTCTCTTTGAGGATCTTATCTTTACCAGAACCGGGTACACCAGATAGAATGATGGCCTTATTCTCTTTGACATATGACATACCAAAGCATTGTGGGTTGGCTTTACCATACCAGCGCATTAGTTCACCAGCACGGGAATTGGCCTCGTTCTCAATATCAGAACCAGTAGCACCTTCTTTGGCAACGTCCTTGCCAATACGACCTTCTTCATTCTGTCTATGATGTACCAATTCATGAGCCACCGAACGGAAGATATCCATTGGATGACGGTTCTTGGACATAACATATACTTCACGAGAACCTGGAGCATATGCAGCGAATGATGGTTGCTCACCTTGATCAGATGGCTCTTTGAACTTAAGGGTTGGCTTACCCTCAATACCCAGTTTACCACAGCAAAAATCGACAAATGAATTGAGATGATCTGTAAAGTCCTTGCGGGTCATTTCTTCGTTCATTAACTGTTCATTTAGCTGGGCTCTGGTAGTGTCAAATATCTTTCTGGCCAGTGTCTTATCGCCGGCAGCGGAAGCCTTGGCGAATGTAGCAAAGTCACCCTTGCGGACAGCCGCACGGAGGTCTGTACCTGAAATACCCTTCTTACGGGCACCAGATGAAATGACCTGGAATTTCTTGAATGGATAATGCTTCTTAGGATCGAAGTCTTTAGCAGTCTTGGGCTTGACATACTTGGTCAATTGAGTTCTAAAATCTGCTACACGATCATCACCCACCACGAATGTAACATCATCATAACCTTCATCGGCTAGCTTACGACAAATGGCAAAAGCGGTGATGGCTGAACGGTCGGCCACGAAATTGACACCAGGGAATATCATACGAAGGAATCGTATCTTCTGGGCAGCCGATAGAGGATTCTTGGCTGGGTCGTGTGACTGTGAGGTATAGATACGGTGTTCCGCACCGTGCTGGTGGGCATACTTTACCGCATATGTGATTAGTTCTGCGTGGCCTTTGGTAGGTGGATTATAACGGCCAAATGTGAATACGACTTTCTTCATTCTCTCCCTCTGCGGGTTAATATATTATTTATATTTATCCTTCTCCCGAGCCTTCTTGACGATCTTTCTGATCGTTTTCACCACAGGAACAGGTTTCTTTTCTTCCTCTTTTTTCATTACTTACCCCAATTCTTGACGGCTAAGAAGTTTGCTCGGCTAAACTCTAGACGGTCTACTAGCTTGACAGCATCTCCGCCAGTTGACCATGCAGCCACATATCCTTCTGGAGTTGTGACCTTATAACCACCGTCAGCGGTATGTAAGAATGTACCAAGATCGTTGACCTGATTGAACTTAGCAATCAATAGCATCTTGGCATCAATCAATAGGTTCTGTAGCTGAAATATCTTTTTAAGATCACCAGCATTTTGACGATACCACCTCAACACCATGTCTCTCTCGGCCTTGCGCTTGGCTTTGGTAGCTGGCATCTTAGCTTCGTCAATACCCTTTTGGTATTTATCTCCCACCCATTTAATCAAAGCGGCCGTATGGCCAGCGCCCATATGCTCACCGGCACGGACTTTCTGATTATAGAATGACATGATATGAATACGGTATGTTTCGTTGGTAGCAATAAAGTTTAGAACCGAGGCAGGGATGGTTCTGAAAGTAGAGCCGGTCTGTGAAAGTATCTTGGTTAGTTTATCGTTCTCTGACTTGGTAAGAGTAGCACGACCAGTAACATCGGTGAACTTGTTAGAACGATACCAGACATTCTTGGATGGTCTAAAGTTATTGACGTTGATATCAAAGTGTGTCTGTAGAGTGTCCATGGTCTTGCCATGGTATGTGGTGTGAAATACAATACCGATCTTGGCTGAAAGAACCTGACGGGCCAAGGCACTATTGGCTGGTACGGCATAGGTGATGGTGTTTGGACGGAATGTGATATACTTCTTACCGTCGATGGTCTCTGACTTTAGTTCATTATGAGAAAACATAAAGTCACCATGAACGATACCGGTGATACCAAGTTCTGGTAGATATTTCAAGGCAGCCGAGAGTTTATCAGCCAGGCCACCGACATGGTTAGCACGGACATCAGCTTCGGTATAGTTTAGCTTGGCGTTCTTGGCAAAGATAGATTTAGAACCAACAAAGAACTTACCATTTTCAGGGTTGATACCAGCATAGATAGCAGGCGCACCGTCGAACTTGGTTCTTAGAATGAGAGAACCACGGGCCTCTGATAGTGTCTGTCCATCATCAGCGAACATATCTCTAAGTGAACGGAGAAACTCTATGGCGTTACGGGTGCCAGCGACACCACCCTCCAATACCGCATCCTCAATATGTGTAAGATGACGATCCTTCTCTGCGGCGGCTTCTTTAAGGTATTGCGATAGTCTGATCACGTTAGTTCCTCTTATTTAAGTCGGGTAATCTTAAACTTTGTGTCGTTTGGATATTCTTGGGCTTTACTGTTTCTCAATTCAATTGTGTAATCGGCAGAAGGTGTTGAACAGTATATAGTAATCTGTTTTGATCCTGGATTTGGATAGTTGACTTTAGTTACGGTCATATTATCGGCTAGGCTATTTAACTTAGCCCTACTCATCCAGAAAACTTTCCAGTCTGTGGCATTTATCTTTCGCACATAGAAGTAATTCATACCCCAAGCACGTTCAAAGATTGCTTTCATTTCAGTTTTGTTAGGTGCGGAAACTGGTATAGTTGCTCGTCTCTTTTTGATATTGTTTCTCTCATCAAAGCCCTTCTGAACCTTGTTCAAGTCAACACCAAAAGAGTTTAGAAACTTTGCGCCGGCGGAATCTGGTTGTAATGTACCAGTGGCGTCGAATAGTGAAGCTGCTCCAGAATATGAACTGAAGGTCGATCCATTAACATCTTTGAGGGAAATATACCAGGTGTTTTTACCCGAATCCTTTACAACAATGTCACCAATGATGGCACCCAGATCGGCAGTTGCGACACCTTCTTTTTTGGTCGATCCTGTTCTTTGTGTGACCGAGGTGATTTCATTTACACCAAATGCTGGATTGGATTGTGTGAGTTTTTCGACTAGCTGCTTATAGGTTTTATTGACACCCTTACTCTTAAAATACTTAGCTAGATCGGAGATAGTTTTCTTCTCAAAGTTTTCGCCTTTATTAGCACCCTTGGCAATAACGGCATCGAACTTCATTTTTTCATATATGAAGGATACAGAAGGATATTTACTACTGTTAGGAGAGATTGAATTGAAAGTTATCTTTGTGAATCCACCAGACTTTTTTAGTTCGGACATAATAGCAGCCTTAAAGGCTTCCGAGGTGTCTCGTCCGGTATTGATCAACTGTAATCTAAACTCTCTCACGGTAGAGTTAGTCTTAGATGGCTTTCCCAATTTTTGAGTAGGTGCCACCTGAAAGTTATGCTTCTTGGCAACACTATTCAGAGTGGCAGCTACGTCACTAATAATAGTCTTTGAGTCTGGTTTCTTGACAGCCAATTAAATACTCCTAGAAGGGCTCTAGGACTATTTATGCTTCCTCTATAAACTTGATTAGATCATCTGGCTTAAGCATGATGAACTTCTCATTGCCATACTTCTTTCGAACCTTTTCGGCTACCCTTTTGTTGGCATGTTTTTCACCTTCCTGTTTCATTAGAACAGCCGAGGCCTTGGCACCCGCCAAATCTCTCTTTAGATATTTAATCTCTTGCTCATACTTTGCCGTATTGGCAGGCTGAAAGTGTTTCTGAAAGCCGAACCAGAACTCACGTATTGCTTCGTCACGACCGATGCCTGGTGGAATAGTAATATCACCAGTTTCAGTATTAATTCCAACTCTACCAACTTTAGTTTCGATAGCAATAACATTTGTTAGTGACTCGTGAAATGCGTATGGATGACCCTTACCTATCGAAAGAGTACCGTTCGTGATTGATGCGTTAGGAATGTTTGTAGCCATAGGTGCGTTCATGAAAGGATTGGCAGCATTAGCGGCAGTAACTACCCAGCCGTTAGGAGGAGCATAGACATAAATCTTACCAGTAACGGGTTCGGTCCACATATCACCAACATTAGGACTGGTAGGTGCTATATGACTATGAGAATGTTTCGTATATGGTCCCGCTGGTCCATTAGCACCAGGTGCAGACGCCATTTGATTTGATGCGCCCATTACACCATACTTTTTCATAAATGCATTTGAGAAAGATCCTTCAACCGTAATATCCGTTTTAGAAATATACTCACCATTAGGGCCATCATATCCATCCCTCATAGCAGAATAGTTCCATCCGGGTGGAATCGCCGATGCGGCGCCCATCGCAACTTTCATTGATTTGATATTGATAGCCATTATTCATGCACCTCGAAAACATGCCAAACGAGAGTGGTCATACCCTTCTGCTGGACTGTGCCGACATATTCATAATGCTTCTTATCATAGTCTTGCATTTCAAAGCCTGTGCCAAACACCTGAAAGACATACTTGCGCTTCTCTTTCTTCGGATTAACAACAGCCCAGAGCATAGGGAAACCACCCTGCTCCTGTATT